TCCTGACGGAACATCTATCAGGCAGTTATACGGTTGACGTAACCGTACACGGCCACCTCATCGCCAGTTGCAGCAGCACCCTTTACGATCAGACCCGTACTGGCCTTACCCTGTAGAATCAGACCGGGTACGATAAGTACCAGACCACTCTCTGTCGTCACTGTGGTTTCGATGTAATCTTCGGGTTCTTGATCGCCGCCGAACTGGATCGTAACTTTCAGATCCGCTGAGTGCGAGTTCACCGCGTACATCCAAATCTCGTCCAGCGTCGTCGCTGTGGTTGTCGTCGTGTGGATGGTGGTAAATGCACCACTGTCAACAGCAAGGGCAATACCGGTACCGCCCTCGTCGGCGGCGCTGCCAGTAAAGAACTCTTTGGAGTATGTTGCCATGTTCTACTTTCCTTAGTTGAAGACTGAGTTGGAAATAATGTCGCTAGCGTTATCCGTCAAGGATACGGTTCCGGCAGCATCCGGCAGATAGATGAGTCGATCCGCCGTAGCGTCCCTAGCGCGAAGAAATGTTTCGTACGCATCGCTGGTCGAACCTTCGTAAACCAGTTCCTGATTGGAACCGTTCAGGTAGATTTGATCGGAAAAAGTCGCCAGTTCCGTTACAACGAGTGTGCCGCTGACGGTGGTAGCCGACCCCGACGTAGACAACGTAGGCGTTTGCGTGGCCCAAGCAACCACATCGGTAAAGTTGGCGTTCATCTGCGACGCAACAATGTTTGTTCCTGCTACGAACGAGTTCGTAACTGCCAAAGCACCCATTTACCGCAACCTCCGAGTCCTGTACATGCTGATAACCGACGTTATCCCCCATTTTCCCCGCGTGGACGGGGCTGGAGTAACACTAAACCTCAAACTAATAGCCTGCGCTGTCCCAATCGTCGGCCACCGCATGAATGCGTACCTGTCAGACGTGCCCTCTGGCTGCCATTCGCTGTCGTCCCATTCACTGGTCGCTGCGTCCCACAGCGCCGGAGTTCCCAACCCCGTAAGCGTTTTAGAATACCCAATCAGTGCCGTACTGGGATCAAAATCCTTGTAAACGTACATAACGACAACACAGTTGTTGTCCGACAGAACGACGGTACGGGTCTTTCCCCACCGTTTGGGGAATGTAGGCCGGTTTCCAATGAACCAGCCGGTGTGGTAGAACGAGTTGATTTCGTTGACGGATCCCACATAGTCGTCGTAGTCGTAGTTCTGATCCAACTTGGAAATGCGATCAAACGACGCCACCGTAGTAATATTGGAAGTTACCCCTATCCCGTGATGTGTGTCACCAGAAGGCCGGTATGCCAACAAGGACCGTGCGTTGATGTCGTGCCGAGTCCACGATCCCGTGGGACCCAACGACGGGTCCCATACAAACACGTTGCGTCGGTTGTTCTGGGTAGACCCGGAAAGGTTGTCATCAGACTGATAGTCCACGGACACCCACAGGCGTTCATCGAACCACATCATGGACGGTGGAGTACCCAACGACAACGCCGGTTGCCCCACGTCGTACGTCATTGCCGGTTTGATTCGCTCAAACACCCACGCCACGTCATCGTAGTTCACGATGTAGACGCCCTCTTCCGCATACCAGAAGAAAATGCCCGTTGTTGCTGCTACAGGCTGCGACCCTTCGCGGCATCCGGCGGTGCGGGTGATGTTGCGCACCTCAAACGAGTCCCTGCTGAACCCGTAGATGGCATAGATGCTGTTCTGCTTGAATACCAGTAGCCGGTCGGCATCAGGGATAATGGCCGTTATGTGGTCACCGTCCTCACCAATGTCGATGTCAATGTAGTCGGCGGCTGTCCAGTTCTCTGCGTCGTTTACCGCTGAGAACCTGACACGGTTCTTGTGCGTGGTGCCGGATTCCAGCGTGTAGGCGACCCATACGAACTCTGCCCATGCTGTCGTGTAACGGGCGCATGGAAAGTGTCCAGCCGAACCGTCAATGTCTGGAAGGGGTGCTGTTGCCGTTGTCCCGTCCCATTTCAGGGCGGAACTGGTCGTTACTCCCGAATCGTTGTGAAGTAACGCGCCGTTGACGATGTACGTGTTGTCGTTGAAAGTGACATGTTGTGGCGGTTGTGCCGTATTGAAGAAGACGTTGACGCCCGACACTTGAATGGGGCCGGTAAAGTTTCCCGTAGCGTCCGCAACATAGTAGATCTGCGATTTGGTGATTGCGGTGTCCAGCGTTGCGGCTAGAACCTGATTCGTGTCAGCCTCGTAGTGGGTCATCAGGCTAACAATCTCGTCATCCAGTGCCGTAGCATTCACCTTCACCACGGCATCCCGGCGCCGCACCCCGCCACGCGGGTCCACTTCTACGTTCAACAACGCTGGAGATTCGTTCTCCGCGATGTTAAACTGGTCGGCACGCAGATTTAGACCACCCCTGAAGTCTGCTTTCTCTTCGTACCGGTAGGCGTCGCCGCCCTTGGCTACCTTCCTATCCGCCTGCAGCGGCATCTACAACTCCCACGAATAACGCAACCTACCCGGCAGGTATGACTGCGACAGCCACCGTGATGCCCTGATGCTGTTCAACACCAGCGGCTGTGGGGCGGGAGAGTCCTCAAAGCGTGCCCGCAGATTGTCCAACTCTTGGATAAACTGCGAATAGTACTGTTGCCCCATAGCGGCGTCTTCCTGCTGCTGGTACGCACGGTACAGCACATACAGCGCCATTACGTTGTCAAACGGCACCGGCAGGTCCGGTGTGTTTGCATCCGCAATCGCTGAACGGTACACGGCGGTGTTGCCGCCAAACTCCACTGGGTTACGGTACCCGCGAACAGACACTGTCTGAACCTCGGAAGGGGTCGGATACAACCGAACCGTCTGGTTGGTGACCGCCGCCGACGCACTCGTGCCGCTGTTCCACGATGACCAGTACCACGGTTTGCCCGTAGTGTTGGAATCCAATGGATACATGATGTCGGCAACGTCATAGCCGATGTATTCCAACACGTGGTTGGAGGTCTTCATCGCCGCTACTTCACGCAAACCGACGTTCTTGGGTGCAGATCCTCCCGAAAAGGTTACACCGTCGTGTGCGAAACTGAGACTTGTCCCCACCTCCGCCAGCGTGTAGTCCTTCTGGGACGCAACCGTGTCAAACGTCACCGCCACCTCGTAGAACGGCCACCGCTTCTCCGAATACACGATAATGTCGTATCCCTCACGGATAAACGTGTTCATCGTCGCATCAGAGATGTCGTTTGACGTGATGTCTACCACGTTACGAACGTGGTCGCGCATGGCGCTCAGTTGCATGATGCAGCCTTACGCCGCGTGAAAGACGCAGGAATTAGTGTTACCAACCGGGCGCCCCTTGCAGGGGTCCCCGGCTTTCGTGGTGGCAACGCACACAGATGGTGTCGCCACGGGGGCAGCATGGGTGGGGGTGGGGTTTACGCTATGGATACGTCGGTCAGACCTAACGGGGTGACCTTCGGGTTTGAGCGTCTTATAGTTTCCCGCAGGTTTATTTGCGGGGCGCTGACCCTGTTTGTATGCGTATGCGAAACCTCTCGCCATGATGCCTCCCGTGGCAACGACCGTCTATCAGGGATCAGTCGCTAAGAGCGTAGATCATTCCCTGACGGGCACGGTTGCTTATAGTCAACTCGCCGTAGCAGAGCAACTGTGAGAATACCGCATCCTGATTGGTGGGTCGCACAAACGGCGTTGGCTTAAACCAAACGTCGGAGTGTGCAACTAGTTGGAGGTACTTGGTGTTCAAGAAGAACATCTTTCCATCCAAGTTGGTGTCACTATCAAACGTCACAGGTGCGCCCTTGAACAGCAGGTTCTGAAACCCGCCATCGGCAACATCTGTGTCCGTGTAACGGATCTGACCGTCCAGCAGAGCCTCGTAAGCCTCATACTCGTCCTGATCCGTGATAATGATGGTCGGCTGGTCGTTACCAACCGACACGGTGTTGTACACAGTCGCCATAGCGGCTACGGTCAATACGCCAGCACCCGCATCGGCAGGGCCGTTGCGGAGGGTTGAACGCCACCATGAGTTGTCCGAATCGGTAGCGTCAATGCCACCAATGGTCAGCCCAGTCCCAACCAAATTGTTGAGGCCGTTCATGTCCTTGCTGCTGTTGCCAGTGCCGTCGCTGAAGAACATGGTGTTCATGTTTTCAATGATGGTTTCCTGTGTCTGGAAAATCTTGCCTTCCAGAAGATCAATGATCTGGGCTTCGCCGTTGTTCTTGGCTTCCTCCATACCATTGATCGTAACTGTGGCTGCATACTGCTTCCAGTCATACTCAGCCGCGCTAATGCCCGTCTGTGCTGTCGTGGAAATAGAGTCCGTACCTGCGTACGAACCAGCCGTTGAGTTGGTCCCGTAGATAACCGGGACGACGATCTTCGTACCACCCGAAATACGCCGAATCGTCTGACCGTTCGTCAACGCATAGAACAATGGCCGTGCGCTAAAGATGTTGTCAGTAAGTTTCGGGATGTAGTTCTTGAGGGTGGTAGACAGAATCTCGTCAAATGCGCTGTTGCCAGCCGCCATAGTCTGTTACCTCTCTTTTGTCTACGAAGACAGGGAACGCTTAGCGTCCATGAACGCCTCTCGGATACTGGAGACTGCTTTCACCGGTTCGGTCGTGGAACCAGCCTGCTTGGAACCCGAAGGTTCCACCACGCCAGCGTCACGCTTTGCTCCGGTGCGCTCCTGTTCCTGTTCCAACTTGCTGGCTTTAGCGGCTACATCGTTGTACCGCATATGTGTCAATGCGGCTTCCAGATTGCCAATCTTGTGCGTCAGCGCGTGTTGGTACAGGGCGGGAGCGTCGAAATCTCCGTAGGTATCTTTGAGTTGATCTACCTGCTTCTCTACCTGTTGTCGTCTATGCAACCGGTCCTGCTGCTCAAGGCGGGCCTCCAAGTTCGCTATCCGCTGTTCGCTGGGATCCGGTTCATCCCACGGGTCTACTGGTCCCATGGATTCACCGGTTGTCCTCTCAACACCGAATGCGTTACCCAAAGCCTCTAGTGTTCCCGCTGGATCTGCTTCCAACGAGTTCACAATCGCCTCTGCTTGCTGTAACCGATCACGTTCGGATGCCAACTCCTGCGTCTTACGGGTGTAATCCGACTGGCGCTGGTATCCATCCCGAAGTTCGTCAAGACTGACCTGCTCTTCGACGCCATCCACCTTTACGGTGTAGCCGTCGCCAACAGGTTCCTCTAGAACCTCTACTGAAGAATCTGGGCTGTCCGCTAGAGCGGTTCCGTCAACATCTTCGTTCATTATTCTGTTTTCTCCTCGGAGTCCTGAAGGTTGCTCCTATGTAGTAGGGACTGTTGTCCCACTTGCTTACGAGAACGGAAGGTCTACGTCCATCTGTCCTTGAATCTGTGCCAGCAACTCTGGTGGTACCCCGCCAGTCGGGGAGAACGCTCCCTCTGGTTGCCCCATCGGCATTCCCGGCGGCATTCCCGGCGGCATCTGGCCCGCCCCGGGACCGGCACCCGGTGCGGCCCCTTCGGGGCCGACCGGTT